CACGGAAGACTAATCTCCCGTGGCGGGCTTTAAGAACCTCCGCGAATACGCGGACGCCGAGGACATGGGCCAATACCATGTCACCGGCTTCCGCAAGGCTGTGTCTTCAACAGCCACGACCACGAGCGCGTGGATTGATTACAGCTATTTTCCCGGCGCCCCGGCTGCGAACTTCTACGCATCGAGCCCGCTTGAAGCGGCTGAGGTTGACCCGACGCGGGGCATCTCTGTGCCAAGCGTTTCGCCTAAGACGCAATGGCTGCGCGATCTGAAAATGATGAGCGCTGCATCTGGCACAACGTCAGTGGTCAACGGACGCCAGCAAGTCATCCTGGCTGATCTGCTGCTTTACTACCCGTTCGTTGATACCGACGCGGTGGGCGAGCAGCAGGACATGGTGAACACCGTCACCATCCCGCGTTATCAGTACGGGCAGGTGATCGCGGTGGGGCAGTCTGCGGCTTCGACCACGGGGCAGTTCACCTTCAGTTATACCAACCAAGACGGCGTGGCCGGTCGCACAAGCCAAAACCATTTCACCTTCGCAGTGGCTGGCGGCGGGCAAGTGGTCGCTTCAAGCGTGGGGTCAGCCACAAGCTATCACCCGTTCCTTGCACTTCAGGCAGGCGATTACGGCGTGCAATCTATCGAGAGCGTTACGTTCACCGCAGGCGGCGGTGGGCTGATGGCGCTTGTGATCGTGCATCCGCTTCTGACCGCGTACATGACGCAAGAAGCGCGTCGCAGCACAACGGACAGCTTCGGGGCCTGCAATCAGTTCGCCTCGATCATCAATAATCGCCCGCAGCAGATCAAGGACGGCGCGGTTCTCGACATTTTCGCAGCCGGTCATGCGGGCTCCCTTGCCTCGTCCATTCTGGCGGGCGTCATCGAAACAACGTGGAACTGAGCGATGGGCTGGACTAGCCAAGACGACCTAATCAATCAGATCACCACCAACGGGAAGTACGGCAACGTCTTCTCGAACAAGACGCTGGCCTCTGCCGGTACGGCTGGCCACTGGACGCTGCTTGCGGGTCATGCCGGTTTCCCGGCTGCGGCTACGTTTGCAGGCTCGGACCTGACCTATGTGGCGACAGACGACACATGGGGCGAAGGCGCGCTCTCGCACGGCGGCAACGTCTCGACCGCGACTAAGCACTTCCTCGGCGCTGGCGCGACATGCGTCGCAGCGGCTGGCGCGCCTTGGTATCTGATGGCGATTGACCTTGTGGGCTACGTTCCGCTTTCAGGCACGAACGTTAGCACCACCGGCACCAAGACCGTCACCATGACGGCCATCGGCTCAGGCGGCGGCACGGGTGATCGCTACCCGAACGGCACGGGCCTGCAATTGTTTGTGGCCGCCGATACGGCGCTCGGTGCGAACGCGCCAACGTGCGTCATCAACTATCTCGACACCGGCGGCGGCGCGGGCGCTACAACCACGTTCACTTCGACCGCTTCGCTGGGCGTGGGGCAATTGCTCAACACCGGCACAGCGGCGAACAAGTATAACCCGTTCATCCCGCTTGCGACCGGCGACACGGGCGTTAGCGACATCGTGAGCTTGGTTTGGTCCGGTACGGCGCACGCCTCGGGCACGGTCATCATCGGGCTCTGTAAGCCGCTCTGGACGATCCCGGTTCCGGCCACCGGCCTCTATACGAAGGTGGACTTCCTCAACGCCTTCCCGTCGCTTCCGCGCATTCGTGACGGGGCCAATATTCAGTTCCTGCTGTTCCAGACGGGCGCAACGACCTCGGGCGGCACGATCATGGTGGACTTCGACTATGCTTACGGGGGCTAGCCTTGGCCCTGCTTCAAAACGGCTTCAGGGATGCAAGCGCTGGGATCCGCATCTTTGGGGCCACGGTCAGTAATAACGCTTACCCAAGCGCACTAAACAGTAATACCGACAAGGCAGGGCTCAAGCGGAACCTGAGCGCCGGCGAGGGCATCACGTCCGAATTGGCCTCAATCCCTGCGGGGCGTAATAATAAATACACCTGGGTCATGCCGCAGAAGCCCGGCGCGATCTCGTCACGAAACGAGGCGCAAGGGGCGGCAAGCTGGACGGGCGCCATCGCCGCGGGCCGCAACATTGCGGGCGAGTTTGGCGGGGTGGCGGCGTTCACCGCGACCGGGCAGTTGGTGGTCAGTGGCTCAGGCTCGTTTGCCGGGGTCGCTGCCTTCTCGGGCAACGTCACGGCGGCGCTCAATGCGGCGGGCTCATTCGCCGGAACGGCGAGCTTTAGTGGCGCCGTTGTTGCCAGCGGCTTCATGGCGGGTGCGTTCGCAGGCTCGGCAAGCTTTAGCGCCACGCGCTACGCGACGGGTTCGCTCTCGGGCTCGTTTGCCCCGCCGATCACGTTGGAGGCGTCTGGCTTCTCGACGTATCTGCTGGACGAGGAAGATGTTGAAACGGGCCTTACACTTCGCCAGGCGCTGCGCTTGATAACGGCGGCCGTGGGCGGCGAGGTGTCAGGCGGCGGCACGACGACGATCACGTTTAGGAGCGCTGTGGCGGATGATGCTGACCGGATCGTCGCCACGGTGGACTCAAACGGGAACCGCACAGCGATAACGTACGATCTGCAATGAGCGCTTCGCACTTCGGCTCTGGCTTTTGGCCCGATGATTACTTCGGGCTCTATTTCCAGCCGGAAGCTGGTGGCGTCATCATTGGCACGCTGTCCGGTAGCTTTGCGGGAACGTCGAGCTTCGCGGCGACGCTGGATCAACCGGTGGCGCAAGAGTTTGAGGGCCACGGGGCGCGGTATTGGCGCACAGTGCGCAAGAACCGCGAGAACCGCGAGCGCCTGCGTGAGCTGTACGAGGCGGCGCGTGAAGAGGACTTGGCGCCGGTTCATGAGGAGCGGATTGAGGCCATACTGGCGCCGTTTGCGCCGGCGCTCTCGATGCCGCCTCCGTCACAGGTTGATTGGGCTGCGATGCCCGACCAAGCGGCAGATGATCTACGTCAGGCCATCGAGGCCGCATTGCGAGAAGTCGAGGATGAAGAGGACATTCTTCTCCTTCTCGCTGCATGAGTTCGCCCGCGTGAGTGTCATCACGCAACCGCATCACCTCACGGATTGAGGTGCTTTCGTCTCGCCCACGTTACGGGCGTGGCCTTCGGGCCTCTCGCGGCATCACCGGCGCACGGGTGAGGAGGAGCTAGAAATTGGCAGAGGAAGAGAAGGACGGCGCATTAGCGCCGGCTGAGCCCGTACACACGCCGCTCAGTGAGATTGTCGATAAGCCGCGCATCAGCGAGCCGTCTGCGAAGGCGATCACTGATGAGCCGCGCCCCGAACCGCGTCAGAAGCGTGAGAAGCCGGACAAACCAGCGATCCCGGAAGGCTATGTGCCGCTCCGGGAGGTGTTGGACACCCGCGACCGCGCCAAGAAGGCCGAAGAAGAGGCGGCGCGTTATCGGGCCTGGATCGAGGATCAGCAGCGCAAGCTGGCGGTCGAACAGGAAAAAGACCCCGCGCCCGATATGTTCAAGGACCCGAACGCTTACAACGCGTGGATCGATCGGCAATTGAACAAGCGGGCGGAGGACATCGCGCGTCAGCACGTCCAGCCGATCATGTCGCAGGTGTCGGATGCGAATCTGCGCCTGTCGGAAATGCAAGCCGAAAAGAACCTCGGTCCAGAGCGTTTCGGGAAACTGAACGAGTGGATCAAGGCGCAAGGCGAGCAATTCGGCGCATGGGCTTTGTCTCAGCCGGACCCGTATTGGGCCGCTTATCAGCAATATCGCCAGCGCACGACATTCGAGCGCTTGGGCGATGACGATCTTGAAACCTACGAGCAGAAGCTGCGCGCGAAGATTTTGGCCGAGATGCAAGGCCCGATCGACGCCGCAGACGATGACATCGAGGACCCACCGCCTCAACGCCAACGTGCTCCTCAATCTTTCGCAAACTCCCGCTCAGCAGCGCCAGATCGCGACACAGGGGGTCGGTTCACCGGTCCACGTCCGCTTGGCGAGCTGGTTCGGGAGAAGGACCAGAAACGCAAACGCTGACCCGCGTAACGCGGCGGCGTAGGAGCAAAACCAATGGCTGATACGAGAGCCGCAAGTGGCTTGACGCCCCAGCAGTGGGACGACAAGTTTTTCACGGAATACTTCCAAGAAAACCGCTTCTCCGATCTCATGGGCACGGACGAAATGTCTGTGATCCAGGTGAAGGAGAACCTGAGCAAAGGCACGGGCGACAGCCTGACCTTCGCGCTGGTGAACAAACTCCAGAACGACGCGACGACCGGCAGCGACGTGCTGGAAGGCAACGAAGAGGACATCTCGTCCCGCTCGTTCCGCGTATACGTCAACAAGCGCCGCAACGCGGTGCGCATCCCGGAGATGGAGGAAATCAAGTCCGCCATCGATCTGCGTGAGGCCGGCCGCGCCATCCTGATGGACTGGGCCAAGGAAGACACCAAGGGCCTGATCATCACGGCGCTGGAAAGCATCAATGGCGTGACCTACGCTTCGGCGTCGGAAGCGAACAAGGATGCGTGGTTGGTCGACAACGTGGATCGTGTCTTGTTTGGCGCGGCCAAGTCGAACGATTCAGGCCCGGGCGATCACTCGGCGGCGCTTGGCAACATCGACAACACGTCCGACAAGCTGACGCCGGCCGCGATTTCGCTGATGAAGCGCATCGCGCTTCAGAAGCGATCGAACGGCAAGCCGCGCGTGCGTCCGGTGACGGACAAGGGCAACGGTAAGCGCTATTACATCGTGTTTGCGCACCCGCTGTGCTTCCGTGATCTCAAAGAGAACACGGCCATGCAGACCGCGCAGCGTGAGGTGTCGTTGCAGATGGAGAACAGCCGTCTGTTCGACGGCGGCGACCTCTACTGGGACGGCTGCATCATCAAGGAAGTGGACGACTTCAACACGCTGACCGGCGTGGGCAACGGCGGCATCGATGTGGGCCGGGTCATTATGCTCGGCGCGCAAGCGCTGGCGGTGGCCTACGGCAAGCGTTGGCGCACGCGGACGAAGGAGTTCGACTACGGCGACAAGTACGGCATCGCCGTGGACGGCATCTACGGTGTTCGCCTGACGTTGTTCGGTTCAAACGAAGCGTCCGACACGGGCGATCTGCTGAACCATGGCTGCGTTGTCGGCTATTTCGCCGCCGTTGCTGACGCTTAAGGAGGATTGAGCAATGGTAGCTGAAACACTTACGTCAACGCGCGCGTCGAACACGTTTCCGACGTTTGCGCCGTTCGGCAATGGCGCTGTTGGCGTCGCGTATGGCGAATACAACATCGCCGCAGCGGTTGAAGACGGCGACATCTTCGAGATGTGCAAGGTCCCGGCCGGCGCCGTGATCGTTGGCGGCTTCCTCTATGGGGCCGACATCGACACGGGCACGGAAACCTTGGACATGGACATCGGCTGGGCTGCGAATGGCGGCTCCGGTACGTGGGATGCGGCGGACCCAGACGGGCTCGGCAATCTCGGCACATTGACGGGCGACGCGTTCGCTGCGGGCAATTTGTCGATTGCGGCGGGCCTGCTCTATCCGTTCAACTTCACCACGGCGGCTGGGCGATTGCCGCGCTTTACCAAGGAGACGACGATCCAGATCGAGGCCAATACGGCGTCGAACGCGGGTCACACCGGCTATGTGACGATGGTGGTGTTCTACACCATCGACACCAGCATCATCGCCGGACTCTAACGCATGAGGGCTCGTTTCATCGGCGACCCGATGGAAAGGGAGAGTGGGAAACCGCTCTCCCGGCCCGCTGGGGAATGGTTCGAGGTGGTCGATCCGGCACACTTCGCCAAGCTTAGCGCCAACGATCATTACGAGGTCGAGGGCGTCACTATTATCGGCACGGACAAGGCCAAGCGAGCGGGTCGGCGTAAGCCGACGCTCGAAGAGCCGAAGCCGGCGCCCAAGATTGAGACTGACGGCTGGGAGGATGACGAGTGAGCGTCACCGTGAACGCGCTGAACCGCGGCGGTTACTCGACGTACGGCCAGTCCAGCTATGACGCCCGCGCTGGCGTGGTGGTGATCAAGGCGAACGACAATGAGATTGTGGACCTGACGGCCTCGTTTCCGGCGACGATCAACACGATCAACTATGACGCGGACGGCATCGAGACGACTGAGCCGTCAATTTCCTCGGCCACGTTCACGGCTGAGCTTTCCAATTTCCAAGCCGGTGATCGCATCCGTTACGACGTGGTGCTGAGCACGGGCGAGATGAAGCAATTGAGCATCGAAATCGCTGGCGCATCGACGCGCGCGGTTCTCGGCCGCTCCGGGGATTACGGCAGCTTCGTATGACAACCAATCCACTGAGAGCAGCGCGCGGCACCACCGCGACGCTGAACACGCGCGCGCTCAAAGAGGGCGAGCTGGCCTACAACACGGACACCGAGGAGCTGCATGTAGGCGACGGCTCGACGCTTGGCGGGCGCCCGATCAGTTCGGAGGTGGACGGCGACGACATCGACGTGACCGCAACCGGCTCAACAACAG